TCACTGCGTCTGCGCCCTCGCAATTTCGGCGGCAGCTCGAACAATTGCGTGACGTGTGGCTGCGCACTGGTCTCCATCATGGTCAGCAAATGCCTCGGACCTGGCGGCAACCTTGAGACCGGTAACCCACTGTGATGTGTACACATGGGTAACATGGAATTGCGTGTCAATTTGCAGCTTCGCAGCAAGGCGAAGCGCGTCGCCGTCGTGCTCCAGCGGATTCCAGTAGCCGTCGAAGTCATCACAATCCAGATACAGCGCAGCCGTGTATCCGTAACGCGTTTCAAGCCACGATCCATCCTCATAGTGGCCTGCGCCATATCCCGCTGCCTTTGCAGCCAACTCCAGTAGTTCGCGGGTTGTCATTCCGACTTCTCCTTCTCCAAATCCTCAACGAACTCGAGCGCCCAAAGCAGCGCCGCGCCAGTGCGAGGCCCGTACATGCCGTTGTCCAGGCAGTAGCGAAGCTCTTCTTTCAGTGCGTCGAGATCGGTCGCGCTGGGTGGTTGTGTGGTTGTCATCATCGTCCACCCTTCGCAACGTTTTGCATCTTGCTGTCGTAGGGCCAGCGGGGTTCTGTGGGTTGCTTTTTGCGCTCGGGACCCTGCGCGAGACCGCGCCAAGACGTGATCTTGTGCGACACGCACTCCCACATCAGAAAAGGACCGAACACGCCCTTGCAGACATACCAGTCGTAATAGTCCGTGCCGTCCAGTTTGCGCCAGTGAACCTCGGGCATTACACGCCGCGTGTTTCGCTCGCGGGCCTCGTATGCCCCCGGACGCTTCGGTTTAATGCTTACCGGGAACCACGGTGTCAATTGTTGTTCGCTCATCTAGGGCCCCACATTGATAGCGAACACCCGCACCGGCTCAGGCCCGAAGTGCGGATGCAAGATGGTTCGTTCGACATATCCGCGCCACGGTTTGAGGATGCGTCGCTCCCAGTCGTCGGCCTTCGGATAGCCGAGCGTCAGCACGATTCGGCCGTAGTGGCGCATGTACAGCCGTTTGCGCCAATAGTCGTTGGCTAGGCGATATTCCTCGACCTTCTCGCCGCGTTTTATCGCCTCGAAATACTCGCGCTTGAGCGGCAGAACTAGGGTTGGCAGTTCGGTCACTTCACAGTCTCCCTCTTCGGCTCCCGCACTACCCGGATTCCCATCACCCCGATATACGCTGGCTTGGCTGTGTCGTCGGCCATCATCTGCGCAAAGGCTTCGCTGAGTTCTGCCATAAGCTGCGACGTGGGGCGAATGGCTTGCTTGTAGGCGTCGAATCGTTCCTCAAACTCGCGGCGGTTGGTGATGTTGCTCATGTCGGCTCCTGCTTCGCAGCGGCTCGCACGGCCTTCCCAAGCGCGGTATCGAAGTAACACGTTGTCGGCCAGTCGCAGATTTCCGCACACGTGCAATGCTCGGAACACGGTTCGAACATCTGCCGTTCTTCAACCAGGCCGCATTCGAGCGCCCATTGCTGAATCTCGCCGCCATCCACGTCGCCGGGATAGCCATCGTTGCGGTGGGCTGCGAAGATGAGTCCAGTGAAGCGGCGCAAGGCTCGAAACTCTGCAATCAGGGCAATGGCAACCTCGGGGCGAAGAGCCGCCGAGAACAGCGCATCGTTCGGATCAGTAAAGTAACCCTCATTCCCATATGCGCCACGAACGATTTCAAAGCCATTAGCGTGGCAGAGGTCGCCATCGTTAGTGGCCAACCACTGTCCCTGCGTAGCCGCCCTAGCCAACCGCTCCACCTCATCAAGATCAACACCCATCTCGGTTCCCCTCAAGCGCCGCACAAGCGCGCTTCATAATTTCCAGACTCATCGCGTCGAACGGTCGCCCCAACTCGACTTTCTGGATCACACCGCGCAGTTCATACGCCTGCACCCGGCACAGATTCCGCGTGCCAATCGCCGATCGGACTGCTTCGCTCGCGATGCGGACCTGTTCGGCGTTGTCGGCCATCAGGGCGGCGATGTCGCGGGATTGGCGTTCAATGAGGTCGGCGGCTTCGTGGCATGTCTCAAGGCCCATGTTCCTTAGCCGCTCGCACAATAGGTCAGCGTCTGAGCTCACGACGGCTCCCCCGTTTCGAGCGGCTCCGCGAACAAATCGCCGATCGCCTTACGTGCGCGCCGAGTCGCACGCGCGGTTTCTGCGTGGTGCTCGGCGTCGTAGGCGAGGTGGTGTAGCTGACACAGCGCCTTCAGGTTATGGTCGTCACAGTGCTCCGGGACGTGGTCAAGGTGGGCAATCGTCAGCACGACCTTCGTCCACTTGGAGCCGCAGTATTCGGATGCCCGGCAACGGCCGAGCAACCGGCCGTCGTCGGCCGCATACACCTCTCCTTCGCCGTGGAAACGCTGAAATGTGCCAGCGTCCTTATCGCGTCCGCGCACGATTAGGTCGCCGTTTGCTACGCCGCACTGCTCGCAGCGATTGCCGGCCCGTTTGAGGATGCGAGCGCGAATCTCCGGCCAGTTGCTCGGATAACGGCCGCGGTTCTCAGGCTTGATTGGCATCGTCGCCTCCCGTTTCGAGCGGCCCGGTGTCGCGGTACTCGTAGCGGCGCGACGGTGGCACTCCGCCCCCGGCTTCGCGCGCGTCGTTAGAGGGGGGAGTGGCGGCGAATTCACCCGACATTCCCCCTCGCAAAACCGAAGGTGAAAGGTCTTTGCGATACAAGTAGTCCAGTGCTTTAACCGGAAGATCGCTGTCCGGTGAGGCTTTGCGGAGAGCGCGGACTAGCCGCACGACAAGCGTGCTTAAATCGTCCACAAGGGCATCGGTCGCCTGAGCGCGATACTTAGCTGCGTCATCAGCCATGCGGCGAAGTTGCTCCAGCACTGTTACGCTGCCGCCGTCAGGTGGGTCCATGTAGTACGGCCCGGGAAGCAATGACAAGAGGTCGGCTTCGTCCACTATCGTTGCCTGAGCGCTGGCAGCGGCGCGAACGTATTCCACCTCTTCGAGCGGCTCGCCAATGCTGTCTGATTCCACGCGATGCTCGCACCACGTATGCGAGCCTCCTTCGCCAATTCCGCGTTGCAGCCAGATACGTTCCGGCGCCCAATCTTCGGCGCCGCTCTGTGAGTTAAGTGTAGTGGTTGTCATTTAATGAGGTCGCTCCGCAAAAGAAATATGGAGTCGCTCCGGTGGTCGCCGCCAAAGCATTTGCCTACAGCTTCGTCACATGCCTGGTCTTGAATATGCTGTACATGCCGGATTCGTCTCTGCTCGACCCATACACTGACGGGGAAACGTCACGCGGGCCGATGTAGGCGAAAAACTGTTCCTTCGTTACCCGCCGCATACCGACAAGCTGGCTATCTATGCCCTCATCGCGAAGTAACTCTTCTAGCGCCTCTTCGCATTCAATCCAGTCAACCTGCAAATTGTCAGATTCGCCTTGCGGAGCGGCGGATTGCTCGGCGAGTAGGGCGCGGGCAGCATCGATTGCTTCGCGCAAGTTGAGCCATGCCTGATTTGTACGATGGCGCTCGCTTGTATCGGCGCATTCGAGGACGGCTAACAGCGCCTTGCGCTGCTCATCGCTCATCGCCCCTTGCGGTGCTGCCGAGCAATCCGGGCATGGCACGCCGCCTTCGTCGGGCGAGTAGTACGACGGGCCGCCGATCATCCCACGGTCATTGCAAGTCGAACACGGCGCCCCGGCTTGCGGCGCTGCCTCGCGCTCGTCGGACTGCGGGGCCGCATCTGTGGCGACGGGAGCGGCGAGAAGCGTTTGCAGAATAGCCGCCGTAAGCCGTGAGCTATGCAGCACGCTGCCCGAAAAGTAATTGCACGCATAGGTCAGCGCTGCGCGCTGGTCGTCAGTCAGCATGGCTGATCTCCCGTATCTGCGGGCACGTCATCCACTTCGAGCAACTCGAAGCGGCCGCGGTCTTGCACTTCGAGTTCCTCATAATCGAACTCGCCGCCTCCGCGCTCGACCACCGCACGCGCTTCATCTTCCGTCTCGGCGTCGACGTGGTACACCTGATGCCCACTCACCGACTGCACTTGGGCGATAAACGTGTAGCGTTTCATCACGCCTCCCGTTCGGAATGGGATTGCAGGGCGGCGTCGAACACCGAAAACTCGCCGTGAAGTTTGAGCGAGGCATTCCGGTATGCGGCGTGCGCCTCTTCGGCCGTATCGAAATATCCCAACTCGATCTCCTTCCCGCCGTTGCGGATACGCGCTCGCCAGCGCCCAACTGACTTGTGGAATGACGCTCCTCGTAGGCCGCCGTTGCACTCCGCACCGCGCCGATGTGCATTGTTCTGGCTAAGATTGGCTTTCCGAAGATTGCAGATTCGGTTGTCGCTGCGAATACCGTTGATATGGTCCACATACGCCTCGGGCCAATCGCCGTACACATACAGCCACGCAAGCCGATGAGCGAAATACGAGCGCCCATCATGCTCAATCTTCACGTAGCCATCCGGCACTACCCGTCCAGCACGGCGTCCCGCACGCACACTCGGGCGAGCGCGCCATGTGAATGCTCCGGTTTCCGGGTCGTAGCTGAGGATCGCTCGAACCTGCTCGGCCGTCAGATCGTTGATCGTGATGATCGTCATCATGCCTCCCGATCCTGCGCGGGAGCGGCTTCGAACGACTCAGCGATGCGCTGAAGTTCGTCCAGCAACTCCCAGCCCTTTTCGTATGTGATCGCGTTCGGTTTGCGCGGAACCTTTGCGAGCAATGCTCCTATTGCCTCTCCCGCCTCGGATGCGCGTGCCGGCTGAGGGGCGGGCGCGGCAAGAACGAACACGTCTTTCCCGCTATAGCCATCAATGAAGTCGACAGGTGTCGGATCATCGAGCCTCACACTGATGGCCATTTCGTGATGAAACGTCGCATAGCCGATACGCTTCAATTCATACGTCACCGCTCCAGCCTCGGATGCGCGGGCCGGCTGATGGGCGCGCGCGGCAAGCGGATAGCTCGATTTGCTTGGGGTGGAATTCGGCAAGCACATCCAGCCGCAGTGTCGGCACTCACGCGCCGCCTCTGCTACCGGTGGCTGCGGTGCGGCGGCGAGCACTTCGCGCACGGCGTAGTCGTCGTCCACGTCATCCGGCACCTTGACCACTTCGAATTGCACCGGTGCGTACCAGGCCGCATTGAGCGTGAACCGATCACCCAACTTGCGGCCCGACACGATCACCGCATCGTCCGGGCACTCGAAGCCGTGTTCATGGTCGCCGTAGAAGTACAGGCTCGGCGGCACCGCTCCCGCTTGCGTCGCCTCTGCGGGAGCGGAGAGAGCGTCGAGCAGTCCCTCGATAACCGCCGCGCACGTGCCGTCGTCCTGCGTGAGCGCGTCGAGTCCATAGCCGTTTCCGTCGAGCATTTCGCGCAGTTCTGCGGCCGTGTAGCCGCCGTATTTCTTGTCCATGTCGGTTCGGTCCTTGTGAGTAGTGATCATTCGCAGAGGCCGTATGCCGATGAGCACGCCTTCGCGTCATACGTGGGTTCGAGCAGGTCGTATTGGCGGCCGCCGCGCGTCGTTTTCGACCATTCGACGACTGCCCAGATGGTCGACGCCTCGCCTGAATGGCCCTGTGTTCCCATGTGGAAGAACGAGACCGGTGAGCGCGGGCGCGCCACACTCGACACCAACCGCTCCCATTCGGCTAGTCGTTCAACCTCTTCAGGGAAGCGCCGAGCGATTTCAGCCAACTCGGCTTTGGCGGCATTGATGCAGGGCATGCAGCCGACACGTTTCATGCCTTGGCGATATAAAGGATTGGGCTCGATGCCGGCCGTCGCGTGTGCCTCGAAGACATCCTCGACTCGCCAGCGGAGAATCGGGCGAAAATTGAACAGGCCGCCGCCAACGACATCGAAGGCCTTCACACAAGCGCCGGTTCCTTGGAGTCGAGTGCGTCGGGAATCGCTCTCGTCGATGCGCACGCCCTGCCACGACCAGACCGCATACCGGAATCGATCAAATCGAGAGCGTATTCGGTCAGCGGCTCTGTCTTCAGATACTGGGTGCAGAACTGCCGCTTACGCGACGGGAAACCACCTTTGAGCATGCACATGTCGAGGTACGGGTTCCCTGTCGGATGGAGCAATTCAAGCGCGCGGGCGGCGGCATCGGGAGACCACGGGTATTGAAATTTGCGTTTCCCGTAGACGGCAGCCTCTGACTCGCCGGCAGCGAGTCGCGTCAGATTCGCGCGCTTCGTCGCGAATTCATCAGTGAAATCCGCCTTCACAACGTCTACCGTGATGTCAAGCTTCGACGGCAAGTATTCGAGTACATATTCATACGTCTGTGCATGCTCGTTGCCGGTGTCGGCGAACACGAATCGGCAGTTCTCACGACCGTGCATTTCCAGTGCCATGATGGCCGTCGCAGTGCTGTCCTTCCCACCGGACATAGAGACGACGTGCATCGTCGGGCGTTCGATCATCGTTTCCTCATGCGGTAGTCAGGCGGTCAAAACGGCGGACAATCGCACTTGCTCGGCCACTCGCCGCAGTCTCGGCAGCGGCGCGGCACCCATGCAAACGACAGCCAGTACCAGCACGTTTTCAGCCGTCGCACGAAGCGGTAGTGGCGCGTCCAGCCCACCATGTCGGAGTAGTCGCAGTCGGGTGCGCCGCAGCGCAGACAAGGCGTTGCGGGCATGCCGTGATGCCATGCGAGGTAGTCGGGCTCGCAGCCGAACCACCAGCACTGCAAGCGTTTTAGGAGAGTGGTCATGTCGCTCTGCCGTTGGGTGGTGGCTACCACTCGACGACGGTGTACATGTCGACGAACTGGCTGCCTTCGCTGTAGTAAAACCAGACCTTGTAGCCGAGCTTTTCGAGCATCTTCTTCGCTTCGTCGTATTGCTTCTCGCGGTGGCCGCTGCGATCCGATCCGTAGCCGCCATTGACCCAAAAGGTGTCATGCAGGTCGACGCGACGTTTCTGTTTTTCGGCGGCGGCACGTACGAGCGCGAGCACTGCATCTACTCGCTCCTCTACGGTTGGTCCGGCGAGTTCGCGCGCTTGCGCGGCGGTAAGTTGTTCGGTCATGGTGATCTCTCAAAAAGCGCCGGCCATACAGGCGAACGCGTTAGGTAGGCCGGCCAAGATGCGCCCCGAAAATTCCTTGACTTCCCGTACCGCTGAAGTACTGTGCGGTCTTCTAACAATGGGAGCCCCGGGACAATGGAAACGGTCAATCGCCTTGGCAACGTCCCCGCGACGGAAATCGAGTACCGAGGAAGCCTGATTCGCGTCGTTGTACATTTCGACGGATTTGGTGGCACCCCTATTTGCCACGTCTACATCGGTCAAAGGGGCGCTGAATTACGTCGGGTCTGCAGTGCACGGCGAGTCGACAGCGAAGCCGACGGTCACAGGCTTGGCTTCGGTATTGGGCGCGCCGAGATAGACCGCTCGCTAGCCGACAGTCAAGGAACTCCGAACGCGGCAACCGCGCGCCCCGGGGAATAAAGAAGCCGCAGACCTCGCGGCAAACAGCCATCGCTGGCTGGCAGGGGTTCGGGCGTCAGCCGCAAATGAATTCGTTGGCTGCGTTCACTGCGGCGCGAGCGAGATCGAACGCGGCAGGCATGGCGGCTCTAATGGCCTCGTCGGTGCATGGAATCTCTCCGCGCTCAATCTGGCCTTCGACTAGCCGGCGCATGAGGTTCGTGATGCGCTCCCGGTCTACCGGGTCGTAATGGTCAAGCTTTCCCATGCGTTCCTCTTTGTAGGGCGCTCCCCGTCCTCGCGCTTACCGAGATTCGCGTGCAGGAGGGGGGCTGCACTTCATCGTGGCTGGAGGGGAGCGGTGAAGGTCAGGCTGCTTCCTTCTGCAGCGCAGCTTGTATGTGATTCACCAGGGCCGCGCAAATCCGCTCGAAGTCGCTCTCGTGGTAGAGCCTCGCGGCCTTGTCCGTTGCTGCGTGCTTAAACCCGAGCGTTGCGAGGCCTTCCGCCGTCAGCGAGATCGGCGCGAGGCGTTCGTTGATCTGGCCGAGTCGAAGCGTCGGCGCGCCGGTCGGCGTAGCGCCAGCCCAAGGCGCGGCGATCTGGACCGGTTTGGCGGTGATCGGTGCCGGCGTGACGACTGCTGGCGCGGGGGGCGCTGTCTTCTCCGCTTCCGCCTTCACGTGCTCGTCGATCCGCGCCTTCACGGCCAGCGCGAAGTCTTCTTGCGGCTTCTGGATAAGCGTCTGCAGGTCGCGGAACAGGAAGCCGTGTGCCTCTCGGTGGTGAGCCCTGTACCACTCCAGTTTCGTGCGCAGATCCTTCGCGGCTGCATCGGCGGCAATTTTGCCGTTTGCGAGCGCCGTATCGAGCTTGTCGTGCAGGCTGGCGATCGTCTTGAGTCCCTTGATTGCGTCCGCGAAATCCGGCGCAGGCACGACGATGCTCACGTCGCCCAGCTCCTCATTCAGCGCTGCAACGTAATCGGCGTACTTGCGACGGCGTTCCTCGATGGCGGCTTCCTTGATCTGCTTCTTGCGGCTCTCCACCAGCTTGTCGAGTGCGAGTCGCTTGCCCCTCAACTGCGCCTTGATGTGATCGACTGTCCGCATCAGTTCGTCGATGCTCGCGGTCTGCGCAATCGCGGCGTTCTTCGCGATTTCCAGGCTGTCCTCCGCCTCCTTGCAGAATTTCACCGTTGCATCGGCCTGAGCGAAGTCCTCGTCCGTTTTCAGATCGGTCTTGATGCTGGCGATGAACTGCTCGGCAGCCGACTTGAACGCCGGCAGGTTGCTGGTGATGACTTCACCGCGGATTTGCACGGCGAGCGCCGGCAGTGCCATGATTGCGTCGGCCTTCGGCTTTTCGGTGATCTCCCGCGGCTGGTATTCGGCAAGGTCGCGCTCGAATTGTGCCCAGCCGGCGCGCAGCCGCTCGAACCAGCCTTCATCCGGCTCGACCTCGATGCGCTCCATGTTCTCCGCCGTGCCATCCGACACGACGAAGATAACCTTCTTGGCGCCCGTCACCAGCATGATCTGTTGACACTGCGGCCAGTATTCGTCGGGCAAGGCACCGCCGCGCACCGATTCGGCCAGTCCGGCATTCCATTGCTTATGCTCGAACGCGATGTCTTCGGACATCGTCAACCCGTCGCACGATGCAGACAGGCGCCCGAGCGAGCACGTCACCGGATAGAGATCGTCGCCGATGATTTCCTCTACAATCGGGCGCGCGAGCGCTTCGACCTCGTGCCCATAGTCCAGGATGTTCTCCTGTACCCAGTCGGAGAACTCCTGCGGCGTGCCGGTGTGCTTCATGTGAAGCAACTCGTTACGCTTCACCTTGGTCGAAAGGCCTAGCATCGCTGCCGCCTCGCTCGCGCCGAAGTGTTCGAGGCGAAATTGCATCCATTCAGGGCTACCCTGAACCAAGTTGTGGATGATGCGTTCAGTCATTCTCGTGGCTCCACGCGTCGATGGTTAGCTTCTGGTCTTCGGTGAGCTTTGTCTTCGTTTCGATCATCGCGATGAGCTCGGCGACCGTTTTCGTCTTTTCGACGATCTGCTTGCGCCAACCTGCCTGCTTCTTTTCGAACTCTTCCGCAGAGCAAACCGGTGCCACCTTAGGCGCAGGATCATTGGACCCGCCCTCGCCGCTCTGCTCGGCCTTGTTCTCCATGACCGTCTTCCAGGTGGCTTCGCCGTCCTTAATCGCGCCGTAGATGCCGCGCAAGTCAACCAACTCAGTCGGCGAACAGGCGTCGAGCGAATGACCGAGATAGGCGACCAAATCCGCCGCCTTCACGCCGATGTCCGCGAACGCGTCGGCGATCTTCTTGCGCTCCGCTGCCGGATCGCGCGCCGCTTCGTTCATGCGGACGGACTTGATGATGTCTTCGGCTTCGTCCTGCAGATCACCGGGGATGATGCGCAGGCCCAGCGTCCGGATAGCCTTTGAAATCTGCGCTGCCCGCTTGTTCAGCAGGTCGTCATCGTTCGCCGGCACGGTGTAGACCATCTTCCCGTAGCTGTTCTTGCGGACCGAAATGTACGAACCATCGTCGGCCGGCTTCGAGCGTTCGACCGTCTTCGACACGCGCACATCCAACGGATAGGTCAGGTTCGACTCGAGATCCGTCACGCTGACGCGGTGGACCTCCTTCGAATCGTCTTCGAAGATCATCGTCGTCTCGACCAGCACGTTTTTCATGCAGCGCAGCGCGACTTCGACGAAGCGAATCCCAAGGCCTTCCACGCCTTGGCCGATCGGCTTGCGGTAGTAGGCGCTCTTGTTGTGCGCGAACGACGGGCGCTTGCATTCGGCGATCAGGTCTTGGCGCACCTGATCCCAGTTCCGCGGGCGCTGCATCGCCATGATGTAGCGAGCCTCGACCATCGCTTTTGACTGGGCGGCGATGCCGGCCGATGCCGTCTCCACGACGGCGGTGGTTTGCTGCTGGGCGCCGAATTCCTGGCGTACGGAAAGTGCCGTGTTCATGCCTGCTCCGGTTGCGCCTCGATCCGGATATACGGGTACTTTTCCGGGAAGGGCTTGATGTGTTTGTAGAAGTGGCTGCCGATCGATTCGGCGCCCTTGAACGCCGCGAAGTCCTCGGGCGTGAAGTTCGAGTACTGATACGTCGACCCAACGCCCGTCTTCGACTTGAACTGAATCGCAAGCGTCTGCGTCTCGGCGTCGTAGCCGATGGCGTTAAGTTGGGAGGACTCGACTGAGTCGAGGGCGATCTGGATGGTCATGTTTATCTCCTATAGCTAGCCGCCACCTGCCAACTCACCGCCCTGCTCTCGCTCAAATCCCACTTCTCCGCTGCGAGCATGATTGCGATGCAACAGATAGCGCCGAGAAGAACAGCGGTGAGGGGGTGGCGGTTGGTCCAGCGGGTGAAGGTGCGTTTCATTCGCACTGTCCGGTACGTGGGTTGTAGTTGCCGCGCTTCGGACTGTTTGCTGGGTGGAGAACCCACCGTGTACCGAGCAGCTCGCGCTGACGAATCCGCTGCGCCTCGTAAAGCGCTTCCCGGCGCTCCGCTTCCGTCAGGCCGGTTTCGATGGTGCGCAAATCAACGTTCTGCATATTCATCGTCGTCTCCTAGCGGCACATAAAGCCGCCGAGTCCAGTGAGCAAGCCAAGCATCGCGAGCGCAGCAACGCTGAACCCGGCGATGAAGGCGTAGAGAATGTCTAGGTTGTCGGCGTGGCGGTCGTTCATGGCACCATCGCCTCCGCTCGTTCCTTCTCCAGCCAACGTTCCAACGTCGCTTCGTCAATCGAGAGCGGCAGCCACAGACCACCGAGCGTCACGCCAACCTGCAACCTGTCGCCTGCGTCGCGGTACATCATCAGTTCGTGCTCGGTTTCGCTTAGCAGTACGTCGGCGGGATCGGACATCAGGTGGATGGAGATGCGGATCATGGGGCGCATAACGGTTCCCCCGCTGTCTCGCCGCGCAGTAGTTCGGCGCCGACAAGTTCGTGAATCGTGAAGCCATATGGGCCGTGGCCTCCATTGCCAAGCGCACCTTCGAGTGCCGGCACGTCACAGTCGATCGTGTAGAGCGCTTCGTCGCGCATGTCGATGTGACCGTCATAGGAGCGGCGTTTGAGAATGAAGCGGATCATGTTTGGATTCCTACTTAAATTGGAGGGCTACTCGCTGCGTCGCATCTACTCGTACTGCCTTCAATGCGCATCCGCTTTGGCCCTCATGGATGGCGACCGACGCCACTTTAACTACGGTGCCCGGGTCGCGCTGATCTGCACCGGCCACCATCCGTGAGGGCCCGGGCATCCCACCCGGATAGGCACTCTTGTTAGCCGTGCTGGCTTCGGGGAAATCAGTCCAGCAGCGTCAGCAGCCTCTGCATAAACCGCAGATACGCCGCCTCTGCTGCTGCCTGCTTCGCCGGCATCTGTTCTTCCAGCCATTCGCGGGTGATGTCGATCCAGTCGTCGGGTGGGATCATGGCTGTACCTTTGAACGTACGATGTCGATCGCATCCTGAACCGTGCGCACTGCCTCGCCTTCGCAGTCAGATATTTCGACGTCGAATTCGGATTCGATTGCCATGGCGGTCTCCAGCAATTCGATGGAGTCAAGGCCAAGGTCGTTGACGAGCAAATATGAAGGCTGGATATCGGCAAGCGAGACGCCCGTGATTTCATGGATGCACTGCTTTACGCGGTCCTCAACGCTTCCGGTGTAGATCGTGCTCATGCCCTCTCCCACTCTGCGTCCGCGAAGTACTGGCTCATCAGATATGCGACGCCAGCTTCTTTGTGCTCGTGTTTCGGCTCGAAAGACGCCATGATGGCGCGGACGTGCTTCAGCGCCGCGTCCTTGTCCACGCCCTCATTGGGCGCGAGCCTCAGCGATTTGAGGCCGGAATAGAACCAGTCGCTCATCAGCTTGTTCCACTTCGTGCCGCCGTGACGCTTGAATTCGGCGGGAATCGCGGCGTAGTCGGGCAGCCCTTTGATCGAGCCGAATGCGACTTCGACGTCGCTAATTTGCGGGATGTTCATCTTGCCTCCATGAAAATTGGAGCTTGCGGAAGGCCCCCGTTCTGCTCTGCGTCGCGATTCGCTCGGCGCCGGCACTGCTCGGTTTTGCGATCGCCCTCAGCGGCTGCGTTGCAGAGCGCGAAGGCGAACAAGAGCGCGATGCCGAACGCGCTCAGGATGATGGCTACCCACGTTGCATAGTTCATGGTGTTCCTCACTGAATGACAATGGCGTCATACGGAATCGAGCGTCGGTAATGCCAGTCGCCCCGCCATCGGCTCAACTCGATGTAGTGGTCGTGACGTAGGAAGATGACTGTGTGGACGCCTGGCATGGGGTTCTCCTTCGCCGCAGCGGGATTAGGCCGCGATCAGTACCCGTTCGGAGCGCTGCAGCTTCGCCTGTTGCTTCGCGCCGAAGTGTGGCGCGTACTTGCTGCGTTGCGCCTTGCGGACCATCGCGTGCGGCGTCGGCGGCACAGCGGGGCCGCTCATCATCCCGGCGACAATCTTGCGAACCGGATCGACCCACGTCTGCGGATCGATCTGACGCTTCGCGAGGATTTCGGCGCGGGTGCGCTGGTTGTGCTTCTTGCTCATGGTCTCACTTGATAAGTAGTACTTACTGTCTGTTGTGGTACTTGCCGATGGGCAACGTGCTAGGGTCAGGCAACTGCCTTCGAAGTAGCCACCGATGTCCCTCAGCGGCACAGTCGCCTGACCGTAGCAAGCTACGGAGCCCGTACGTGGGCTAGACGGCCGCATTGTCTTGCTGGGTGTTCAGTGTGATCGTTGATGACGTACATACGCCTCGGCATACTTCCGCTGTTCTGCGGATATCGGCAAGCGCCCTTTGTCGGCCATGCCGTTTCTCCATCCATGCAGGAACGAACGACTCTTGTCGCTACCGGGCTCGGGTGCGCCATCAAGTCCGGCGCGGTAGCCTGCTAGGCAGTCGTCATCGTCCATGCCAGATTCGCCAAATTCGAAGTGTGCAAATTCGCTCATGTGTTCCTCTCAACACTCTCGAAGGCCCGCAACGCTTTGCGGGGGAGCCTGTGAGCTAACCTACTGCGCCTGCCCGGTCAGGGACCCATGTCTTACGGCGGATCGGTTTCGCGGGTACTCGGCTATCGCAGGGAATGCTACGAGCCTTCGAGAAGGCTGCTGGTACTCCGCGAAGCGCTGGCAACTCCCAGCCGTGCTGGCTCCAGCTGCTCCGCGGTTTTGCATTGATTACGACGCCATCAATGCGCTGTCATTGGCTGTCTTGTGTCGGGCTCGTTCAGATATCGTCCGGTAGCCAAACTTCGGCCTTAGCTCGGTTCATCTGTTCCGACTCACGACGCGGATCGCGCCGTCCGGTTGCTCCGCTTTCGCGGTCCCGGAATACCTTCAATTGTGTAAAGAGCGTTCCCGCTGGCCCGGGCCAGTCGGCCACATCTACTGCTGTGCTATTCGCACTGAGAAGCGGCGAACGCTTCTCGCTACGAACAGTTACTTCTTGCTGGCCTGCTCTTCGCGTCTAACCTCTTCGGCCTCCAGTTTGGCGATGCGTGCGAAATTGGTAGCGCGTTCTTCTGCGGTCTGCCAGCCTTCGTGCAGGCCAGCAATAAGCGTCCAATCGTCACCCGCGATGCTGCGCATCTTGACTCGGCTCAAGCCAAGGAAAGTGCGCTCCGGTGCACCCGCGAAGCACAGCGGGTTTCCGTCGTTCGGCTCGGTCAAAAGCCAGTCAGCCAACTGCTTGACCGCCTTCGACGTAGCGTCTTGATACGCCTCAACGATCTCGACGCTCGGCTTGTACATCTCCAACGCGTCTGTCCAGTCGGCGTGCGTGAGGTTTTTTTCCTCGCGGCCATTGACCCAATCGACTTGCAGGCCAAGTGCCTTGCACAGAATCTCGATCTCGCCGCAGATTGCCGACTTGCCAGAGCCGACCGGACCCGAAACCGTGACAGTGACTTTGTTCAATCCATCTCTCCTAGAATCCGTTTCGCGTTATCAGTTGCTCTGTGCTGCCTCGAAAACGTCCGGCCTAACCCGCAGACCGCCGAGGCGGTTTCGACCTGTTGCCCGCCGTAGCGGGCGCGGTTGGTCAATAGGCGGCGCGCGACACGATCTCGCGCAGCAGGCCGCGGTCGTGCTCCGTCATGTTCTCGATGGCGCGCTCGCATGCCTGGGTGACGCGCTCCATCGCCGCGACTTGGCTGACGTTCGGCAGGTTCATGCTGGCGTAGTCCCAATCCTTCAGCCGCTCGGTAATCTCGGCCCGGTCGCCGGGCGTCAGGCGCGCGATGTACGCGAACAGGATGCGGGCGTGGTCGGCGGTCTGCATGTCTTTCTCCTGTAGCGGGAGCGGTTGGTCAGCGGCGATTCACGGAAAATTCTTCGGACTCGCCGATGTCATACCGGCATAGAGCGGCCATGCGCGCATCGTCCTCGTTGGTTGCCTGCACGGTGCCGATGTGGCGAGATACACCGTCGCGATATACATAAACGTCCCAAGTGCTCATCGTCTTTCTCCTGTAGCGGGAGCGGTGGTTAGGCTGAGACGCACGGAATCCAGGTGGAACAAACCAGCGTGCCGGATTCGACGCTGTCGCGGATAAGTCTCTTGCGCTCGAATTCACTGATGGGGAATGCCACCATGCAGCACAGACGACCGTGCCAGCCGCGATTATCGCCATCCCATTGATGCATCGCGTAGCCGCCCGACTTGAACAGTTCCAGGCGGAATCCATTGGCACCGAACATTTTGATAACGTCCATCGTCATTCCCCTTCGTCATTAGTACTGCTACTCACCCCAACAACTCCACCGCCCTCTCCCTTGCCGAACACCGCGTCATACGCTTGATCGATCGTCATGCCTTTTGCAACATGGGCGAGGATTGCGGCGCTGATCTGTGCGTTCTTCATGCCCTGTTGCGTGTTCATGACTATCTCCAGTTCGGTGTGGGTGGGTGTAGGTGTGTGCTGCGTTGAGATGAACAATAGCAAATGCTCTCTCTTAATGCAAGCAAAAGCTATCGCGCGAGCAAACTTTTTTGTTGCTGCCCGCGCCGGTCTGCGCGAAGACGCAAAAAGCCCGCTCGCGGGCGGGCGTCGGTTATGCTGGCGAACTAGGAGGAGCTGACCATGACCCGCGAAATGGCTCTCGCGCTGATGCGCTCAATGTCTAGGGACGACGATTTGGAGCCCGCGCAGGCGCTACTGGACCTGCTCGAGGTGCTCGCGCGAACGCACGAGACGATGGATAACGATGACTGGGAGAAGATTGCCATCGTGGGCGCGCTGCTGTGGCGAACCGAGATGGGCGACATCGAAGCTCAGGGCGAGTTCGAGATGCTTATGCGGCGGGTGCGGAAATAGGGCCATCATCCGCGCCAGATTGCCTTGCCATATTGCCGGGACACGAATAGAATTCTCTTAAGGGCTGGGGATTCTCGGCCGGCGAGGGCTTCCGGCGCTATGTCGGAGGCCTTTGCTTTTTATGGCGGGAAAACTTTTAGACCCCACCCTTCCGCATAGCCCCTCACTTTGACGAACTTGGCCTTGAGCAGGTCAAACGCTCGATTGGGTTGATCCGGACGAATCACTGACATCCCTACTGGCCTGGCTACCAGGTCAGCAAGTTGCAGCCCGGATGAATTGGACTGCTTGTTGGCAAACACAATATCGAAGGCGAATTTTTCGTGATTGTAGTTTCCGCCGTCGCAGATGCGCCGAAACTCCAGCTCTAGCTCATCGTCTTCGCTTCTTCCTCGTTGCTCCACGATAAGATGCACGCGGGGATGTGGCGTTTTGCCCCAATCGCCCTGCTGTCTGAGATACGCGCAGACTCGTTCCAGCCCATACTGGAGCGCCAAGAAATAGGGATTCGCTGGATTGCGATAGCGCGCCTGCAATCGGTCCTTCCGAATGACTGTCGCCACGAGTGCAAATGGTGCATCTGCCATGATCGACGACAGTTCCCCCAAGAAACCCGCCTTCAGTTCCTTTGTCTTGAGGAACGAGAATGGGCCAAGATCTCGCCTGATTTCTCGCTCGTGGAGGATTACCTGATCGTGCCCGAAGTGGCTGAACTTGAAGCCCTGAATCGCCGGCACGATCTGGCTGAGATATTGATCCTTCCTGACGATGAGGAAAGCGAGCACAAGCAGCGGGAAGTCTGGGTCGATACGGCCCATCGCCGGGCTGCCGCTTTCGTCGACGAAGACAAGATAGTCGCTGAATGTCTTTGCCGAAAGCGCCGGTTCGTGCGGTTGACTCAATGTCAGTTCCCACCAGCCATCGCCGAGCCTGAGCGGTAGATCACCTCCCCCACGATCTTGACCAGTGCCATGCTCTCGGCTGGCACTTCCCGATCTGGGTACCGGCCGTTGTATGAGTGCAATACGATGCCGCCGCCCACCTGTTTGAATATCTGCTTTACCAGCGGCTCGTCCTCGAAGTAGATCGCGTACACCTTCCCGTCCCGCACGTGTACCCGGGTCGAGTCGATCATCATCATGTCGCGGTTGAACAAGAACGGCTCCATGCTGTCGCCGCGAACCGTCAGCAGCTTGCAGTCCTTGGGCTTCGATCCGAGCGCCTTGAAGAAGCCGACGTCGAACGGCAGCGCTTTCTTTTCCCGCACTTCCCACTGAATCAAGCCTGTCCCCGCCGAGAAATGGTAGTCATAGCGGTCGATCCAGACTCGATTGTCGTCGGGCTCGAGATCTTCAGGCCGCTCCCATGCGACGACGTTACCCTTGTCGTCTGGAAGCAAACGCTTAATAAGCGCGTCGTCTTGGCTTGTGTCCGATGCACCAACATCGGGCGAAGTGTGCTTTCCGATCGCGAACCCTGAGTCGAAGTACATGGACGGCAGCCCAAGTTCTTCCTCGAGACGGCGCGCCGCCCTTTCACCGAAAGATTGCCCCTCCCGGTAGTTCGGATTCAGCACCTGCCGCAGCCGAGCCGCATCTTGATTGTGAATGCGCGAGAAGGCGGCAACGTTCCCCTTCGCTGCCTTGTCGGCCTCGATCAGGGCGCGCAAGCGCTGACGGCGGTACTCATGAATATCCATGGCGCAATTAGACCCGAAAACTAGCATTTGCTGTGTTCGCATTCGCTATTGTTTCGCAAGCACATGCTTGCTCTTTTCGAAAGCATTTGCTATTGTTCTCGCATGGACATTTTTCATGCGTACTTCAAGGGCCTCCCGAAAGCTGAGCGCGAATCGTTCGCCGATCAGGTCGGCACGTCTGTCGCCTACCTCTGGCAAATCATCTACGGACAGCGCCGGTGTAGCGAGTCCATGGCAATCGAAATCGAGAAAGCTTCCGGGCGCGCGGTTCGGGTCGAGGATCTTCGGCCCGACGTCGACTGGGCGTACATACGCGAGTCGGCACGCTCGATAGCTGAAAGCCCCAACGGTATCACCGAACGTGCTGCGGCAAGCGACGACACCCAACCTCCCGCAGGTGGATCGACGGATGACGGAGATGGTTCTTAGGTTTGTGAGTGGCAATTTGTAGTCCTAAAAGAGGCGCCCTTGTGGCGCCATCATTTGACCCCTTGTCCTACCGGAATCTCAACAAGAATCAACAGGAACATCAAGGCGAAACGATGAATTCTCTCTATGACAAGGTCCAGGAAGTCCTTCCAATCCTGACCACCATTCCCGGCCCGCGGATGCTGGACGAGGCGCTCATCGAGTCTTGCAGGGACTACACGGACGCCGTCCGGCTCTGCCTGGACAAGCGCATCCGCAAAATGCAGGAGGGCGAAATTGCCGCGTACTTGGGGTTCAAGAACCGAGCCCAGCTTGCCAAGGTCAAGATGAACCTTGCCAAGCTCTCTAGCGAGCAAGAAGTACTGCTGCAGCACCTCTGTTCCAACTGGGCTATCAAGCAGTTCCGCGCCATGGAAGAAGCGAAGTTCGTGCAACTGCTCGAGACGAACGACTCCATGGAAGCAATCATCGCCCGCAAAGTCGCAGAACAACTGGCCGCAATGGGTCATGTGAGGGCCGCGTGAATCCGCAATCCATCTTCGCCGGCCCCGCTCTCGTCGTCATCGACGCCGAGCGCAAGACCTACGCGCGCTACTTCGGCCGCAAGCACACGATGACCGTCCAGGGCGAGGAGGCGCTGTCGCCCGAAGAGGTCGAGATGTTTCGCGCCAATCCGTTCAAGTTCATGGGCATGGAGACAGCATGAACACCCTCCTCATCGACACCATCGCGTGGCTTGTCGTGCTCGCCCTGCTCATCAGGTTTCTGGTGCGGGCTGGGAGAGGCAAATGAAGCTCCGCGCTACCTATGAGACGCAAACCTACATCACCCGGGATGGCTATTTCGCCATTCACCAGGTCGATCAGCTTGGCGAGGAGAGCGTCGTTTGTCTCTCGCCCGATCAGATGCGATTGCTCGTTCTGAACATGCAGAAGGAACTCGAGGACACCAGTTGGTGGGCTGATGCCATTGAGGAAGAGTAGCAGGCCTTACGTGGAGCAACTGTGAGTGATTTGCGGCCTGTGCCATATCCAGCCGATACGCGAGCCAAGGGATGGCGCTTTGAGCTCGATCTGGAGCGAGTGATGCAGTCGGACACATGGGCATTGGCTTCGCCTGATACGCGACCGTGGCTGCTCATGCTGTGGACCGTCGCGTGGCAGCAAGTGCCATGCGGGTCGATGCCGTCCGACGACGCGCTTATCGCAGCACGCCTGGGGATGAAGCCGGCCGCATTCAAGAAGGTTAAGGACGTCCTGCTGCGGGGCTGGCATCTCGCAGAAGATGGGCGCCTCTATCACGAGACGATAACCGAACGTGTGCGGGACATGCTGAACAGGAAGGAAGGTGAACGCAAGCGCAAAGCGGAGTATCGGGCGCGCATGGACGCCGAGCGGAAGGCTGCGGAATCCCCTGGAGTCCCAGCAATGTCCCACGGGACAGACGTGGGACAGACATGGGAATCCGGTGGGAGTGACGACACCGGAACCGGAACCGGAACCGGAACCGGTATTAAAACCAAAAACCCTTCCGTACCTATCGGTACGGACGCTGGCGCGTCTCCCGCCGGCCTGTCGGCCAAGGATGCGATCTACCACGTCGCCGTGCCATGGCTCGTTGAGCGCGGAGTGCCCGACAAAAACGCCCGGTCGCTGCTCGGCGGTGCCATCAAGCAGCTTGGCGATGACGGCGCATGGCTGCTCGCTCAGGAATGCATCGCTGCCGCGCCGCTTGAGCCTGCGGCGTGGATTGCCGGTTCGATTAATGCCCGCATGAAACCGGCGCTAGGTCGTCGGCAGAACAAGCAAGAGGCTTTGGAGGCGCAAAACCGCGCCGTTGCTGAACGTCTCGCTCGGGAGGCATCGTGAACGCATCCGACAAACCGAAATTCTTTTCTTTGATGGCCGACGTCCTCGCCTTCTACGGCAAGGATTTTTCCGAGTTCGCTGGCCGCGTGTGGTGGGAGGCAATGCGCCCCTATGACCTGCGGGCCGTTACGGATGCCCTGAATCGCCACTGCGTCAATCCTGACTCGGGCCAGTTCGCACCGAAGCCGGCCGACGTCGTGAAGATGCTCGGGGGCTCAACGCAGGATTCAGCTTTGGTCGCGTGGTCAAAGGTCGACCGCGGTGTTCGCGAGGTCGGAACCGGGCGCAGCGTCGTTTTCGATGATCCGGTCATTCATCGCGTGGTAACCGACATGGGCGGATGGGCGGCTTTCGGCACGAAGACCGAAGACGAGTGGCCCTTTCTTCGCAATGAGTTCGTGAACCGATACCGCGGCTACCGAATGCGCAGTGAGACTCCGGAGTACCTGCCGGTGCTGATTGGCACGTACCAAGCGCAAAACCAGCGTCTCGGGTTCGAATCGGCTCCGCCGACGCTGATCGGTAACCCGGATGCCGCGAAAGCGGTCATGTTGTCCGGGTCCGATCGGCCGTTGCTGCAATTGAGTCGGCCTGATGCCGAGGGCGTGGCGGCTGCTGCGCTAATCGAACAACGAGGCGCCGCATGAGCGCCCCCACTGCCCCGCTGATCGTCGAGTTCCTGTCGGCCCGGCCCCTAGGCGCGACCGGAAATGAGATTGCCGCGTACCTCGAGACGACGCCGAAAAGCGCCTGCCAGACACTGGCCCGAATGCTCGCGCGCGGCGAGGTCTGTCGTTCGGGCGCCGGCCCGCTCGCAGAGTCGATGTGGAGTCTGCCGGCGAAGGACGGCGTATCGGAAGCAATGCTCACGCTCGAAGGAATGCGCGCCGTGGCGCATCGCGTGTTTGCGGAGTACGTGAGATGACTGATCGAATTTGCCGCCACTGCCGCCACGCAACGACCGCGCCCGGCAATCGCGAAATGTACCGGCTCGGATACCGGAACTGCGAGCTGCTGCCGGCATATCGGTTCGTTCCGGGCAAGCATACGTGCACCAAGTGGACCGCTAAAGACTAACGAGGGTTGAGAGATGGAGCAGATTTCGAACGGGGCGGATAGGAGTGCTAAGTGGCTGGATCGACGCCAGATCGGCGATGCGACGCTATATCTGGGTGATTGCCGCGAGATCCTGCCGACGCTGCCGCGCGTGGATGCGGTGATTACTGATCCTCCGTATGGGATGGGCGACAAGTTGTCAGGCTCCAGCTCGGGACGGTGGAAAAAGCTTTACGTCGAAAAAGGCGGCTTCAGTTGGGATCAAGAGGCTCCGCAAGAGATCGTCGAGTTGCTGCTGAAGGCTGACAAGGCAATTATTTGGGGAGGAAATTTCTTCGAACTGCCGCCCAGCCGTGCTTGGCTCGTATGGAACAAGATCATTCGGAATTTCTCCACGAGCGTTTGCGAACTTGCGTGGACAAATCTGGATCGCCCGGTCGACGCATTCGACTACTCACATGGGCAACTTGCGACGGAGGGAAAGCATCACCCGACCCAGAAGCCGCTCCCACTGATGAAGTGGTGTGTCGACCGCGTTGGTGATGCTCAGACGATCCTGGACCCCTTCATGGGCTCGGGCAGCACAGGGGTCGCAGCTATCCAGATGGGTCGCAAGTTCATAGGCATCGAGCGCGAACCCAAGTACTTCGAAATCGCCTGCCGCCGCATCGAAGACGCCCAGCGTCAGAAATCGCTATTCGAGCCGGAAGCGCCGAAGGCGGAGCAGACGGCACTTTTCGGAGGCGCGTAATGACCCCCACCCAACGCAGCCTAGCCCATCTTCGCGATGAGGGCTATCGCGTCGCGACCGTCGAAAAATGGAATCCGCACGCCCGGATCCGCCAAGACCTCTTCGGCTTCATCGACATTCTCGGCGTGCGCGACGGCGAAACCATCGCCGTGCAGACCACGAGCGGAAGCAACGTCGCGGCACGCGTGAAAAAGATCGCTGAGGCCGAAGCCCTGTCCGATGTGCGC